TGTCCCCGCCGTTGCGGGGGTCGGATCTTGGACTCGCGGTTCCTCCGGTAGGAGGTCGGGTATTCTCTTGTCTCCTTTCGCTGCGCTCATCTTAGCGGCTATCCCCGCGGTTGTAAAGCCCCTATTTTCGTGCTCAGCAAAGACGTCCAGCACGAATCGTGCTCAACTCCTCGCGAGCGCGTACCTTTCAGACCGCGTATGCTTGCTTGCGCGGGGGTCAACGCCGTTATGAACAGGAGGACCGCGTGGACTTTCAATTCGTCCAGTTCCGGCGCTGGCATGTGCTACGCCCGGCGCACTCGTTCACGGTGCCGACCACGTACTGTGGCCTGCCGGCGGAGGGGAAGGAAGCCGTGGACGTGCGACCGCCAACCCGCCTGGCCTGCGCCAAGTGCGACAAGACCGCGCTGAAGATCGCCGACGATCATCGGCAGGCCGTCTGATGGCACTCCTCGTACCGCTCAAGTCCTACACCGGGGGAAACAACTGGCACCCCTCCACCGCAACCTACGAGCCCGCGGGTTACGCGCAACTCGGACGCTTCTGGTGGAACCCCTACGACGCCTTCAAGTACTACCCCCACTTCCACCCCGGCATCGATCTGCATGCACCGCTGGGAACGCCCATCGCCGCCAGCGAGGTGGGCATCATCATCGCGATCGGGTACAACGGCAGCAGCGGGCTGCGCTACAACGTGCAGATTCGCCCCGGAACGATCTACGTTGGCGGCCACATGAACGATGTCGCCAGCAAGCCCGGCGCCGGTCGCGACTGGCGGGTGGGTGACAAGATCCTGCGCGGGCAGGTCATCGGCACCGTCGGGCACTCCGGCATCGCGACTGGCGACCACGTCCACTTTGGTGTCCAGTCCAAGGTCCCCGGCACCAGCCAGTCCATGATCTACGACCCGCGGCTGTTCTTCCCCGGTGGCGCCAATCAGTATGACGCCCGCATCAAGCCGTACTACTAGGAGAATGCATGGGTAGTGACATCGTCCGCACCGCAGGCACGTTCATCACCGCGTGGATTGTGTTGGGCGGCGGGTTCATCTTCCTCGACCGGCTGCTCAAGAACTTGGCCGACCCGAACCTCGCTGCGGTTGATGCCGGCACACTGGGCATCATCGTGGGCGGCATCGTGAGCATCCTAACGCTTACTGCTCAGTCCATCTTCCAGGCGGAGGTGGGTCGTATCTCCGGACGACAGTCGCGGGACGCAACTACGGCTGGCGTCAACGCGGCGCTGACTCAACCGCCCGCACCGCAGACCACAGTGACCAGCGGCGATCCGCCAACAACCGTCACCGTTGGCCCTTCAGATGGGAACGGATTCCCGCCCGGCAGTTAGTCCGTCAACCCCCGCGGAACCCCGGTTGCAGTGGTCGGCAGCCGGGGTTCTGCCCCATTCGGAGTTGAGCACAAAGTTACGAAACGCAGGTGGGCTAAAGAAGTGCCTCACCGCTCACAAACCGCGCCACTGTAAGGATTGAGGGAGCCCTCAACTCCTACCGCGCCCCGCGCAGGCCCCCAAACGGGTCCGAACCGCTTCGGAAAGTAAAGCGCCTCCAACCCACCGATTTAGGGCCGCTGAAGGCTTTCATTTCAGGATGTTGAGCAGAACGGCAAACCCGCCCAACAGGGTGCCCACGATGCCGATCGCCGTCACCGCGATGGCTGCCGTGCGGCTGATGCCCTCCTGCTGGCCGACCCGCAGGTTCTGCTGGTCCCGACGCTCCTCGCGCTCGTTGGCAAGAGCCTTCTCCAAGGCTTCCACCACCGCCTCTAGGGCGTGGTGAGCGGATTCGTATTCGGATCTGGGCAGGTAGGTCTGGCGAAGGTCGTTGAGGGAGCCACGCCACTCGTTGGACTGAGCCTTGTATTCGGTCAAGTTGCGGGCGATCGAGTCGTGCTGATTAGCGTGAGCATCCCATTTCTGCTCGGCCAGTTCCTTCTCGCCAGCGTGCTTCGCGGCGTGGGCTTCCCATCGCTCCTTGGCGAGTTCGGCGTGCGCCTCGGCGCGCTCGTCTTGCGGGGTCAACAGCGGCTCACCCCGAGGGTGTCAGGCTCATTCATGGAGGTAAAGATAGCCTGTTATGCGACCCACTGGCCCTGGAAGTAACGCGGGCCAGCCTTGCCAAACGCCAGCGTGGCGGCAGCCCAGAAGGAGTTGCCGCTCATGGTGAAGGTGCCGGGATTCTCACTCGACGCCGCCAGTTGACGGAAGGCTATGCCGATGCCACCTCCGCCTCCGGTGTGCGTTGCTTGTCGGTGCGTGTAGTTAGTCGGATAAGCAGTGACTGTTCTGCCCTCCGTCTCCTCGACCGCACACCACAGGTCCGCCGTGGCAGACAGGTCGGGCGGGTCAGGGTTGGCGTTAGACCCCCCGGTGGCCGTTCCCGAAATAACGTCCGTGTCGTCTGCCATGTTGAGGATGGCGCAGGATACGAGGTCCCATGATGAGGCTGCGCTCAGGGTCAGATCGAAGTCCACGTCACTCGCCTCGCAACGCTTCCACAGGACGTACAGCCGCTCGCCTCCCGCCCCGCCCCCGGCAACGCTCACCTCGGTTGTCCAGCCGGAAGGCAGCCCACTGGAAATGGTGACGTTCGTGATAAGGCCGATGGCGACAACTAAGATGTCCCCGACCTCACGCTGGAGCGGGAGGATCACGTTGACAGTAGAGGTGCCAGCCACGCCCTTGCCGTCAATCCAAGTACGGACGATCGGGAAGGAGAAGTCAGGATCATCAGCGTCTGACGGAATGAGGATGGTCCAGCCCGCCCGGCCACCGCTGCCCGTCGTGTAGGCAGCGGGGTCTTCCGTCCCGGAGAAGCCGCTGATCGCTCGTGTCTCGCAGCGGATTCCGGCACCGCCGCCACTGGCATTGACCTCGTTGGTGTAGCCGGAGGGGGTCGGCGTGGGAGTCGTGTTCTCCCACCCCAGGGCGATGATGGCAAGGATGTCCTGTGGCTGCTTCCACTCGTAGGGGGACACCGGGGCTGCGTTTGTTCCCGCCGCTCCAGCGCCGAGCCATGCGCTACAGAGCGGCGGTCGGGTTGTACCGGCGTGGCCGGTAATCCGGTAACAGCGGGAGTTAGACGCCTCGGCACCGCTGGTCGTCAGGGTGAAGTTCGACTCCCCGCCAGCAGCATACTTGTAGGCGATCTGACTAGCGAGTGTTCCGTTTGACTGAGGGAGTTCCGGGAACACAGTCCACCCCGCGGGCCAGCCCCCGGTGGTCGCTGCCGAGCCGTCATGCTCAAAGATCGCCAACAGCAAGTCTCCCGCACTGATGCTCGCTGGCATCGCCATCGTGTGTGAGGTCTGGTCAGTGGTCTGCGCGCTGCTGCCGACGCTCGCGATAGTAGGCGAGGCCATGCTAGGTCCGCTTCACCCGCAACTCCACTTCGAGTTGCTTGATGCTCGTTGCCGAATCGATGTTGAACCCGATCCACGATCCCTCCGCGAGGGTCTTAGTCCAGCCGGTGAGTGTTGTGTCCTCATATTTGGTCGCGCTCGACAGGGTGGGCTTGGCCGAGGCGGTGATCGTATCAGCAACGGTCGGCGGGAAGTTGGCGTGGGTGTCGACCCAGATATCGACGACCACACTCCCGGAGATGTCGGACCCGAGGCTGGCCCGGACGATCTCGCAGGCGAACGGCACGCGCTTGTAGCCCTTCACACCGGTCGTCAGCACATTGACCCCGTTGCCGATGGTGACGCCCAGCTGGGCGTACTGGGTCTCGAACTTGTTTCCAGCGGTCTCCGCCGCGCGCCCAACGAGGACCTGCCCCTCGGTACTGGCCGCGATCATCGCAGGCGTGTCGTTCGCGGAAGCACCAAACACTTCACCCTTGGCTGACGGCAGCGACTCCAGGACGTAGCCGGTGTGCGGGTCGCTCGCCGCTGCGTGAGCGGTGACCGGGTCGGCTGGCATCGCGTGCTTATGACCTGCCCGTGCGACCTCAACGCTGGAGCCGGTTGCGGCGGCATCGCCGAACGCTTGCGTGGAGACGTCCGCATCCTCAGCCCAATCGAGGTTGACGTTGGTCCGGTTGTTGCCAGCATCGTCGGTGGCGACGATGCCCTCTCCAAAGTTGAGGCCGGAACGCGCGGTGAGAGGAGTGGCGTCCTCTTGGATGGTGTGCCCCGCGCCGCCTCCGCCAGAGTCCGGCTCCCCGAACAGGATGGCAGACGGCTCAGTACCGCCCTTTAGGAACTGGCAGAAAGCTCCAGATGCTCTCGGGGTGGCACCGCTGGCCTGCTTGGCGGTGGTGCTGGTGAAGCCGTAGTGCCCGCGGGTCACGCTGGCCACCGTGTTCACGATCTCCGCGTAGCCCGCCAGCAGCACCCAGCCCCGCGCGTCGGCGGCGATGTCCTCCTGCGCGATGCCGACTACTCGCGTCTCGGCAGCGACCGTTGTGGTCTCGAATGCCTCGTCGTTGTCGGCGTCGATGACGACCACATCGCCATGTTCCACCAGCCCGCCACTCTTGTTGAGCAGTTCCTTCCTTAGCGACGCGGGTGGCGTGGAGGGCGACGTCACCGTCACGACCCCACCGCTGCTGCCACCGGACCCGGCGGGGGTGGCTGATGGCGTGGTGTCCATCGCCAACTGGAGCAGCCCTCCCAACTCGGGCCGCGGCCACCACTCATCGTCGTCCAGTTCCCAGTTGATGGCATACACCCGCAGCGTGACCTCGTTGTAGTCACCCATCTCGGTGCCGGTGTGCAGCGTGACCAGATCCCCCAGCCAGTAGTGACAGCCCTCGACCCCGGCAGTGGGTCCCGTGATTTGGATTGCAGAGATGTCGAACTCGTTGTTGGACCCTAAGCCACCGTCCGTTGCCAAGACCAGGTAATAGCGGTACGACCCCGGACTATCGAGGGCAATGACGCCAGTATCAGGGGACGCGGCTCCACTCCAGCCACCCAGCAGGGCCCAGCCGTTGTCTTCCGGGTCGTCCACCATGTGCTCGCTGCCGTTGACCAGCCATGCCCACGCAGCGGCATCATTAGAGCCGTAGACGTTACCGGCTGTGGCCCAGTCATCCTCATGGCCGGGTTCAAGGTAGTACCGGAACGCAGCGGCATCGGCGGCGGTCAGTCGATCAGCGGCCCACCAGTGGCCAGCACACGGCCCATAACCGGCTGGAGGAGTCCAGCGAGTGGTGAGGTCACCGTCAATCGCATACCGCTTTTGACTGACCCCCTGGGTCTTCGATGCCTTGAGGTGAGAGTTGCTGAGCCCCAGCAGCAGATCCGTACCAACTTCGACAATCACGGTCTCTGGGAACGGGCTGTATAGCCCGGCGATTGGGTCGCAGCCGGGGATGTGCCGGAAGTTGGGCACGTCGCTGCTGTCGCTACGCAGTTGGAGCGCCTGCTCGCCAACTGCATCCAGCGTGTCTGGTGCGTGGCTGCTTGGATAGTCCACGAATCCCTCGCGCGCCACGTTGTAAGATGCCGCATCGACGGCGCGCATGGTAGCGGGCTCTCCGCTGTCGCCCTTCACCAGCACTCTACTCAGTTGCAGGCTCGGGCGGCTCTGGCGAGCCAGTTCCTCCACGATGTTGGCTCCGGCTGCCCCGTCCACATTCACAAAGCGGATCTTGCCATCGGCGAATGAGGCAGAGTGGCGATCAGTGCCGTAGAACCCTTGGTAGGCCTGCATCAGCAGGTCGCCGCTGACTTGAATGGTCAGGCCCACGTCCCGGAAGCGCTGCACGATGTCGAGGTAGTTGGTCCCCGCGGGCAGGCTGAAGTTGCCGGTGAAGGAGTCCCAGCCGTCGCCAGCCGAATCGGTGGACGAGTTGAAGTCGTAGGTCAGGTCGTCGATGACGTGACCCTCGGCGGGACGGTCGCTGTCCTGAGCCTCGTCGATCATCCGCTTGAGGATGTCCCCGTACTGGTCGTTGTACCAGTACCACAGGCCGTCGCTGCGCGGGCCGTAGTGCGCATCATCCCCGAAACTCACATAGTTGATGTTCCAGAGGATGCCCCGTCCGAAGTAAGACAGCGCTCCCGGCCCACCGAACTGGATGGCCTCCCCGCCCTCCTCGTCCAGCGAGAGGATCTGGATCTGTCGGTCGTCGAGGAAGAAGCCGCCCAGCGGGATGGTGCTGCTGATGTCCGTGTCGTACACGCGGACGTAGTTGTCCTGCGCGAAGTTGGCCTCCGTCACCTCCGGGCGGTTCCGATTCATGACGATCCTGCCGGAGCCGATCCCCGCCAGTTCAACACGGAAGCCGCTTCCCGATTCTAGGTCGTCCTTAGTCAGGGTCAACAGGGTGCTGCCCAGCGGAGTAGCGGCGGCGCTGATCTTGAAGGCGAGGTTCACGAGCCTGCTTCAGTCCAGTTCGGCGGGTTGCCGATGGCATGCAGGGTCACGTCCCAGCGGGTCACCAACTGCGGCACGACATCCACAGTGATGTAGTTCGCCACCCGCGCTGAGATGGTCCGAGTGCCACCTGCCAGCCCCATGTACGGGCTCGTAACTTCGAGGTCGTCCGACGACAGCAGCGGGCTGAAGATGTCCTCCAATGCTGCCATCTCAGAATCCCAGTCGCTTTCATCCTCGGCCAGCACAAAGCCGACCAGTTGGATCACCCGTAGATTGGCAATGCGGTTGAGTTCATACATGCCGGGCGCGCCGACAATGGTGGCGTCCTTCCCGCGCACCTCCAGCCCGTCGCGCCAGCCGCCCGTGATCGAGAAGTAACGATGCGCCACCGAAAGATCCCGCAGTTCCTCGCTGCGATAGGTCAGCGTGGTCATGGCTTCTTGATACCCGCTAGTCGCCGCATCTCCCAGACAGCATCCTGCGCATCATCCACCGGAATCCTGCCGGTCACGTTTAGGTTGTAGGTGACGGGAGCGGCGGGGGGTGCTGGTGGCATGGCCATGGACGACATGCCGCCAACCGACGGCACTCCCGCGGCGGACAGCCCCATCGGAACCCCGTAGAAGGAAGTCGCCAGCGTGGAGGCCAGCGTGCCTATGGTGGATGCCAGTTTGGGCAAGGCTCCACGGATACTGGCCACCATCCGCTGCATGTAGGTCTTGGCGACCCCTTCCCCAGCCTCCTTCGAGTGGGTGTAGTCAGGCGATCCTGCCAGTTTGATCAGGCTCTCGATCTTGCCGGCGAAGCGCGACACCGTCTCCACGGCCAGCGCGCCGCCAGCCTTCAACCCCGCAGCGTAAGTGGCCCCGGCGTTGTAGCCCTCGATGTAGAAGTCGTCCGCCATGCCCATCTTGGTATCGCGCAGGATCTTCCCGGCTTGAATTGAGACCTTCTCCAACCGAGCGCGCTCCTGGCCGCGGACGTACTCTGCCAGCACATGGTATCCCTGCCGGTCCATATCGTCTGCGATGTCGAACGGCTTGATCAGGTCCGGGCGGATCTTGGTCTTGAAGTAGGAGACCGCAGCGTCGATGGTGGAGGTGACGCCAGCCTGAAGACTCTTGGGGACCTCCTTACCGATGTCGAACACGCCGGGCTTCAGCAGGTCGTACTGCGCCAGCAGATCGTTGATCTTGTTGAAGGTGTCAACCTCGAGTTTGGGGTCGTCCTTGGTAAAGGCGATCCGGAAGGCATTCTTCGCCAACGCCCCGGCGTAGGAGAGGCTCCGCTCCGCACGGGTGAAAGGATTGACCAGCGCGTCAACAAGATCCTGCACCTCATCCTTGATCTCTTCAGGCCCGGTCGCCAGAATGCCAGCCAGATCATCCAGCAGGCCCCTCGTCTGCTCGGCGGACTTAGCCCGCGCGTCCTCCATGGCCTGAGCGATCGGGTCCTCGATCCCAGTGTCGGCTGCTTCCTGCACAACATACTGGCCGTCCACCAGCGCCACTGCCAGGTCCTCTGGGAGGCCATCGGCGTTCTGTCTGGCCGCATCGAGCGCCGCCTGGATCTTGGTCGGATCGCGCGTACCCCAGCCGTGGAAGAGCGCCGTCGGTTCAGCGTCGAGGCCCAGCCGCCAAAGCGCCTTACCGAGATCACCGCCCGCATCCTTGATGGCATCGAAGGCAACCTGCACATCTCCCCCCGCCTTCTCGATCGCCTCCGCGAACTCTTTGGCATCGATCCCCATCGCCCGCAGCACCTGAGCCTTGAGCATATCGCCCGTCAGATCGTTCAGTTCGTGGAGTACCTTGTTGGCCTTCTTGCCGGAGACCAGCGTGTCGAAGAAGTCGGAGATTGGGCCACTGGCCGCATCGAGCGCCTCGGTCACCGCCAAGATGGCCACCAGCCACAATCCAAGGCCGATACGGGCTTTTGTGATACCGCCGACCAGCCCCGGAATGCCCTTGGCGCCAGCCAAGAAGCCGACCACCTTCAGCAGCGTGCCCAGTCCCGTGGCCAACTTCCCAATGATGAGCAGTGCAGGGCCAGCCACCGCCACCCAGGCAAGCCACTGGATGATGTTCTTACGGGTGTCGGCGTCGAGACTCTTCCACCAGCGACCCAGCCGCCGCAGGCCGTCGGCGATCGATTCGACCACTTCCACCACCTGCGGAAGAACGTCCTCCCCAAGGGCGATGGCGGTGGCCTGCATGTCTGCCATGGCGCGGTCCAGGCGGCGCTGCGGCCCTTCCGTCTCTTTGTAGGCTTGATCCAGGTCGCCCAATGCGCCGGAGGTATCCGCGAACACCTTGTTCAACTGGTCCTCGTCCAGAGTCAGGAGGGCCGTGATACCACGCAGTGCACGGATGTTGCCGAACACCAGAGAGGAAGCCGTCTCGTTGCCAGCGAAGGCTGCCTCCAACGTCCGGAGAGTCGCGATCAGCCCCTTCTCCTTGAGTTCCTGCCGCAACCCGGCAGAGGTGAGGCCGAGGTCCTTCATGGCTCCCTCCGCCTGCACCGTTGGCTTGAGGAGCGAACTGAAGATCTGCACCAGCGAGGTCGCGGCCTCGTCGGCATCTACCCCGACCAACGTCATACCGGCCAACGCCGCGGTCACCTGATCGAATGACACTCCCAATGCCGCTGCCAACGGCACCACTCGCCCGACGACCCCCGCGAAGTCGCTTGCCTCCGCTGCTCCATCCCGGACGGCGGCAGTCAGGACGTCTCCTGCGCGGGCCGCGGTAATGTTCTCCGCGCCGTAGGCATTGATGGTGCTCGCCAGCACCTTGGCAATATCCTCAGTGCGGCCCATCCCGGTGGCGGCAGCCTTGCCAGCCGTCTCAAGAGTCTTGAGGGCGGTGGCGCCACTCAGCCCTGAGGAGGCGAGGTAGTAGAAGGAGTTCGCCAACTCCTGCGGGCTGCGGCCTACCTCGCCCGCCATCTTCAGGATCTCTTCGCGGATCCCGCCGATCTCCTCCTGTGTGACGTCCGACAGCGCCACGATCTGCCGCATCTTGGTATCGAAGTCGAGCGCGAAGTGTGTCACCGCGGCCCCAGCCCCGAGGAGTGGCAGGGTCAGGTTGGTGAACATGGCGCGGCCCGTCTTAGTCAGCCCAGCGCCGATCTTCGACAGCGACTGCCCGATGGCCGTGGCACCCTTACTCAGGCCCGCCGCCATCTGGGCGCCCATCGACATCCCAGCCTGTTGCCCGGCCTTCTCAGCCCGCTTGACGACTTGCTTCTGGAAATCGGCATCGTCGAGCAGGAGCCGCAGGAAGATGTCCCCGATACTAGCCATCGGCCACCCACACTGCGGACATGGTGGCTTGCGTCAAGTGGTAGTAGCCGTCCCCGTGGGCTGTCTTGGCTTCCTCCCGGAAGATCTGCTGCGCCTCCGGAGATAGCCGTTCCCATGGCTTTCGCAGGATGGCGGGCCGGTGCTCCTGCGAGATCATGTACAGGCGGCGCGCCTCCTCCTCGAGGAACTTGGGACGCCAGTCCTCGCGCATGACCGCAGCATCTGGCGCTACGACCCAACCGTCCATCGGCCCGCCCTTCAGCGTGACCATGTCTCGGCCCTGCGCGCGCAGCCTTCTTGCCATCTCACGGCGCGCTGCGCGATTCACGTGGCCTCCACGACAACATACTCCGGGTTGGTCATGGCCAGACTCCGCACCGCACCTTCAAGCGCCAGCCCGGTGAGCCCGCCACCTTTGCCATCCAGAGTCTGCCGGTTCTTCATGGCCTTCCACCGCGCGTTAGCCCGCTTGTCCTGAGCGATGACGTAGCCGATCCGGACAGCCTCCACTGCGTTGTCGAACCGCTCCTGAATGCGGGGCTCGGCGGCTTGGAGGAGATCGAGGATCTGCTCATCGGTCAGTTGATCTTGGACGGTGGTGGGGGTCCATCCGTATTCGGAGGCGATGAATTCGTAGGCGCGGCGTACATTAGCCGCACCATCGACTGGAGATCGCGGCTGCCTAGCACGGCGTGCGCGATCTTCACTGGGAAAGGGAAGGCGGCTGCGGTCACCTGCAAGAATGCATCGAGGATCTGCTCCTCGGTGGCGTGGTCTTCGAGCCACTCGCGCCCGAGTTTGTCAGGGCAGTAGGCCGCCAGCAGGTCGAGTTGGGTGTCCGTCAGCCCGGTCAGCAGGTTGAGGACGGCCTCCCCGGTGGCGTCCTCCTCTAGGTCCGCCAGCACCTTCTTTGCGGCAGCCGCAAACGTGTCCTTCCATTCCCGGTTGGCGCGTGCGAACAACGCAGGCACCCGGATGGGCTTGCCCTTCCCCCGTCCGACTTGAATAGTGATCTCCCCGCTGGCACGATCTTCTGCGGAGCGCTCCGGCAAGAGGCCCTTCAGCGCGTCGGCCAAGCCCTGCTCGCTAGGCAAGGCGGGGAGTCCCCGCGGGACGTCGGCCCCGCGGGGAGTTCCGCTTACGGTCATGATGCGACCGCGAGGATCCGGATGCGGTGCGGAGAGACATCCAGATCGGCAGGATCCCAGCGCCCCATGACCGTGTACCGCGGGGCAAACAGACCATCGTCGGTCAGTTCACCCTCGTAGTTGGTCGTGGCAATCGCATTGTCCACTTCGAACTGGAACTCCCCCCCGCCGAGCCGCTCCACCTGGAGTTCCCAGTTGGCGTAATCCGCCTCCGGGATACGCCGGGTCCCATCCTCATCGATGGTGGTGACGTCGCCGACAGTGTCCGACTGGCTTCCGGGCCACCCGGCTGCAAGCACCTCGGCGCTCACCTCCGGAACGGTGCACTCCAGTGCTGCCTCGCTCCGGGTGATGTAGTCCGTGCCAAGCAGGGCACCCTTGCTGCCGTTGAGATCCGGCGTGAAGAGTTCCCGCTCGATACGGAATACGTTGTTGTCAACCGACGCGCCAAGGCTCGCATCGTTGCGATAGACCTCGCCCGCGCCGACGACCAGGTTGGTAGGGGTATCTGAGGTAATCGGCATTGTGGCTCCTTCTAGCCTAAGTAGACCCGCTGGCTCCGGCGAGCGCCTGAGTACCAGCCTAGGATGTGGTCGCGTCGGCGCGGAGCCAACCGACCGATAGGTAGACCGGCCAGCCGGTCCATGGTGACGTCCCGAACCTGGACGCCTTCGCAATCGCCGCACTGGAACAAGCGCAGGTCACGCTTGACCCGATCCAGCCCGACGTGGCTGCCCTCCGCCATCAAGAACAGGCGATGCTGCTGGTCGCCAGCACAGTCGGCCAGTGCACCAGTGATCTTGACCGGAGAGCGGAATGTGAAGAGCATGGTGCGCAGGAGTTTGTCCAGCGTGGGCGGGAGCGGCGGATTACGGACCACCACCAGCGCCCGACGACCCTCGATCATCAGCACGCGACTCATCAGATCCTCCTGAGCCGCGGACCGACCACGCGCGCCATGATGGAAGGAGCGCTGGGTGCCACCTGTTCCACAACTGGGGCAAGGAACGGGCGGGCTGGCTGGCGGATGGTGCCGAGTTCTTGGAAGCGACCCGGGAAGCCGAATCCCACCACCACTTGCGTTCGGCGGTCGATCAGGCGGACTGCACGGGGCTTAGTTGGCTGGCGACCATCCAGTCCAAAGCCAGCGATCTTCTTGCGCCCGATGAATCCCAGGACTCCACCGTTACGGACCAGCCCCACGCCATACGGAGTGGCGTCTGGGGGGTCGGCTGCGGCCAGCATAGCCAGCCCGACCGCGTACACGCCATCGGCTACCGCCAGTTCAATCTTGCTCATGGCTGAGCGGTTGAGGACCACCCGAACCGACGGCTTGTTCGCCATACCGAAGAAACGCTCCTCCTTGGCCAAGAGCCGGACAGGGCCGGACTCCGGGCTCTTACGCGACGGCCTGAGTCGTTGCGAAGAGGTCTATTGTGAAGTCGATGTAAGGCTGCTTGGTATCTGGATCCTTCCCCGGTGACCCTCCTCCGATGGCATCCTCGCTCAGGTAGATTCCGATCTCTCCGTGGACCCGCGGGCCTCTACCATGGACCGCGTCGGAGCAGGCTCCGTACAGTTGTGCTGCCTGTATCGGCGTCTTGCCGTAACATCTTACGCTCACCGCGGGCCGTTGGATAGGCACCCGGCGGTAACGGTTAGGGGCAAGCATGGATACCACCACGAATGCCTTGTACGGCTTGTCGGCATCGCCCGGTGCGGGCTCCGTGCCGCGGACGCGATCGTCAACGATATCGGACACGGCTTCATCGTCCCGGAGTTCGATGATGACCTTACCGATGACGTCCTGCACGGGCCTATCTTACCTCGACTTGAGATCCCACAGCGCGAGCATCTTGCGCCAATCCCGGATGGCCTGGCCCTGTTCGTAGTCGTACCCGTCCCGGATGAACAGCATGGCGGGCGGCATGTTGTACGGTGGCGCTTCCAGGTTAGGCTCGTGGTACAGGTAGCGCCCGCCGCGATCGATGGAGTTGGCCCCTTCCACATAGGTGCTCGCCAGTAGCCACTTGGCGCCGCTGGCTTTGATGTTCTCCAGCGCCTTCACTCCGTCGCGGATGGTCATGTGCTGGATGGCGTCCCGGCAGATGATCAGTTCCGCGTAAGGACAGTCCAGTCGCAGGTCCGCGATGGCGTAGTCGCGGTCGGGGTGGAACTTGCGCGCTGCCTGAATCGCCTCGGGCGCGATGTCGTAGCCCGCGTATCCCGGCAGGGATGGCTGCCAGAACCCCTCCCCGCATGCAACGTCCGCAACGCTGGAGACTCCCAAACGGGCACACAACTCCTGAATGGCCACGGCTATACGCATGGTAGCAGCGGACCCAGAACCGGGACCTGAGCGCGTCTCAACTCCGTTCCAGGTGTTGTCGCGGTAGACACGCGAGAACTCCGTCATCCGGCCTTCTTCTCCTTCAGCCAAGACCCCGACCAGTGGTGGGCGGCGAAGGCCCATGGCTGGTCCTTCTTGTGATTCTCGCCGCGCCGCTCCTTCTCCTTGTAATGGTATGGGTAGAAGGAGCCCGGCGGCAGCAGCAGAACGTCGGGACGATTCGGCAGGATCTTGGTGGTGGTGCCCGGACCTGCCTCCCATGTGCCGCGGCGCACTTCCCGCAGAGCCATCGTGAGACACTGCCGGATGGCTGGATGCTCACGGCGCGCCCCGAGGACTGCGTTGGGCACCACCCGTGCGTCCTCCCACGCGGCAAATGCGGACAGCGGCTGGAGCGCCTCGAAGGAACGGTACGGCTCCACGTCCGAGTCGAGATAGATGCCTCCCCAACGGAGCAGTGCCTCCAGCCGGACAAGGTCTGCAAGGCTGGCCCCATTCCGGCAGAAGCGCCAGTGCTTGGCGGTCTCCGGCCACTCTTCTGGATTTAGCGGGTCGCGATGAGTCATGAAGCGCCAGTCTGGGTGGAGGCTCTGGAGTGCCGCCCACCACTCTTCAACCTCCTGCGAGGTCTGCTCGGGGACCACACGATGGAAGATGCGTGGGATTCCTGGCTCCTCGATCGCATTCTTCGGCTCGTTGAGCAGTTCTCGGATGGCGTCGGGGTTACCCAGTGCGCTCTGATAGCGCGCGCCACGGGCGCGGTTGGCGTTGGCGCTCGGGGTGTTGACGTGACCCTCTGGGGCGGAGGGGTGCCAAAGGTGCCAGCAGTCGCCCTCCATGTGGATCAGCGGACCCACCAGCGTAGTGGCGCTGATCGCGAAGGCGGTGTCCTCCATGCCCCAGCCGCTGAAGGTCTCGTCGAAGCCACCCACCGTGTCCCACACGGTTCGCGGCACCGCGATCACGGAAGAGTGCTGGTCGTAGTAGTTGCGAGCGATGAACCGCTCCCATGGCCCGTCATAGCCCTGCATGATCTTGTTGCTGCCCAGCGGGTTCAGGTTATGGCGCACCGTGAATGGCACCACGATGCGGCCCTGCTCCATAGCCATCTGAATCGCCAGCCGCACGTGTTCGGGGTCGCAGATGACGTCGGCGTCGATGATGACGGCCACGTCCCAGTCGCCAGCCACATGGCTGGCCAGATTCAGGGCGGCGGCGCGGTTGAACAGGCCCACCGTGTGGTGCCCTTCAATGATGGGGAGGTCGGGGAACTTATCCGTCCACCACGCCTTAGTCCATGCCCACAGCGCATCGCGCTGCTTGAAGCCTTCCCGCCGCGGGACGAGGATGACCGTCCTCACAGCCAACTCGCAAGAGCCAGCGCTGCGCGATCGGCTGCGCCGGTTCGAACCGCGTATGCCATGTCCAGTGCGCGCTCCCGTTCGTGGCGGACCGCCGGAGGGTCGTCCAAGGCACTCTGTACCTTCTCTGCGAGTTCCTCCGGCGAGTCCACGTGAAGCCCTACGCCAGCCGCTTCCCAGAAGCGTAGCCCGAACTCTACCTCGCGCCGGTACCACGGGGCGTTGAGCAACAGCACCGGGCGCCCTGTAGATGCGAACTCGTAGATGGTGGAGGAGTTGTCGCAGATGTACAGGCTGGCCTGCCGCACCACATCGTCGAAGTCCTTGATGAAGGGGATGCCCTGCTTGTGGCAGAACCGCTCGACCTCTGGTGCGCGGGGATGGCCATGGCCCACCAGCCGATACCGCTGCTTCAGGGTGGCGATGTAAGGCCCCCAGTAACGCAGGGTACTCAGCGTCTCCTTGGCTACGAAACAGTTCCAGTGGAAGGAGAAGGCGATCACGTCCAAACTCGAGTTTGCCGCAGGCAGGGTGTCGAGCCGGGGGTCGCCGATCTGCGCCACCCATGCATCCGGGTAGGCATTGCTGTCGGCCTTGGCAGCGGTGGCGTTGGGCGATAGGAACAGGCCCACCGCATCACGCTTGACCCCACCAGGGTAAGAAGGGTTGCGGTTACCATAGGACTGACCGATGCCATGCTCCGCGTAGGCGATCCGCTTGTACCCTAACCCCCTCGCGATGCTCAGGTCCCGCCCGCTTCCGACCAGCACCGCTTCCCCGCGCGGCATTCCGTTCTTCAGCGGGCCGTGGATACGGTGGTCATGGCCGCGAATCTCCTCCGGCAACGCTTCGAAGATCGGGCTGAGATGGGCGCGGTATTGAGCAGCGCCGGTCAGCAGGTCGATCACGTCACGACGCGATGACCTCCACCGGGGGAGCGGTGACCACGTTGGCCTCAACTTCTAGATGATGATTCCGGCCAGCCGCGTTGCGGATGGCGAGGATCTCCAGGCGCGTATCCTCGCTTGCGCCAAAGTAGCCCGCCAAGGACCAGTCGGCTGGATCCAAGTAATACAGCCGATCCATGGTGGTGATGTCCTGCACCGGCAAGAAGATGGTGAACTCCCCGATGTCCACCCCAGCATGGCTGATCAGGTCTGCTTCCTTCAGCGCCTCCCGGAAGGTCTTGGGCTGGACTAGCCCGCGCGTTTCCCGCAGGAATGCAAACTCGCGCGCTGGCTGGCCGTAGTCGTCTAGATCTTCTGGATCAGATGCAGGCCGTTCTACGGCCAGGCGGTGGGTGAGCAGGCTGGTGAAACTCACGGGTAGAGGTACGGGCCGATGTAGTGCTCGCGGATGTCTGTCCGGACGGAACTCAGAATCACCCCCGAGGACGGCTCCGCAGGCTCAAGGATGTCCGCCACCGCGGCTGCCCGGATCGCGGCCATGCTTCCCGCTCCCCCACCTGCGCGGGTGTAGGAGTACGACCCGATCGTCTCCTGCGTGAGTCCTGCGCTGGAGCCTTCCTTCAGCGCAGCCGCCATCTGGACGAGGTTGATGAAGGAGCGGCGCACCAGTTCGCGGTCGTTAGGGGTGTAAGTCACCTCCACCGGGAACACCCAATGCCTGACAACCGGGGCGATCCGGAACCCGCGGCGGCGCTGCTCGTAGGCGGTCGCTTCAAGTGCTGTCCCGCGGTCCATCACCACCAGCCCGTTGGGGCTCGCCCGGCGTTGGAGCCTCAGCACAGCAGTACTGGAGCCCCACGAGAAGATGAACCGCTCGGTGCGCTCGCCTTCCAGCGGGCCGATCTTGCGCTCCAGCCAAGCCCGCTCCCCATCGATGACCTCGGCCAGCGCCTCCTCCGACAGGGTCGTGGTGAACAGGTTCTGGAAGTCCTCCAGGGTTGGCATGGTGCCCGCCACCACTCGGAAGGTCCCGTTAGTGGCGGCCAACTCCTCGTCTTCAGAATCCAGCGCCTGCCAGTGCCAGTCCCAAACCCCCACCACTTCTACCGCAGTGTCCAGGTGGAACCTGCCGGTTGAGTCGTGGGAGATGTCAGGGCCGGGTACGGCTTCAGTCCACAAGAATGGCCCGAGCACGTCTCCACCCCGGGACTCAAGGACGAGAGAGAGCGTCTCTGGGTCGGTGGGCGTGACCCCAACATCCAGCGCGAATGAGAACCGGACTAGGGTCCCGGCCAAAATCTCATCCAACGGTTTACAACTCCTCCAAGGTTGAGGTGGCCTTCGCCAGTAAGTCTACCTCTCCCGCGCCGTTGCCCGCCGAACCCAATGCGGCTGAGGTGGCCGACGCCACCGGCCCCACCGAGGAACTAGCATGGCCATTGGACAAGGGAGATGGCCCACCACTTGCCACGAGTAACAACTGCCAGTAGGAAGAAGCATGAGCGGGAGGCCGCGCGCGGGTGGTGCTACTAACAGCCAGCGCCGCGGAGCCGAACCTCCCGGTGAAGCCAGCGGCGGTAGTGCCGCTCGCGAGTCCAAGGATCGTCCAGCCGTTACGTTCACTGAACGCTTCCAGTGCCGCGGCGCTGCCGGCGGTGACTTGCGCGGAGCCGCTTGCGCCCTTCTCACCACTGGCCGTGGCAGCCGACGTATGGGCCGCTGGCGCGGCGGCTCCAGAACGCTCGTCAGTCGAGTCATGCCCCACCCCGTTGGTCGCTGAGGAGTGGCTGACAGTGGCCGTTCCGAGTGCGCCTCGGTGACCTGCGGCGGAAGCCGCTGACACATTGGAGGTCGAGGTCGTCCCATTCCTGCCAGCCAGCCCCGAGGCCGTGGCTGAGGAAGAGCCTGCGGTTGTTCCCGGCCCACTTCGCCCAGTTGCGCCAGACGCACTGGTCGTGCTGGATGCACTGGCGACTGCACCCGTGGCACCCGTCCCGGACGTTGCGGACGTTGCTGTGACCGTTGCGGCACCGGATCGCGCCGTCGCTCCAACGCCACTCGTACCCGCTGATGCACTTGAGGTGGCAACACCTAACCGCTGAGCCGCCGGACGGTGGTGCTGGCCGGGACGTCGAAGACGGCGGTGCCTGAGTTGTCCAATGCGCCCGCCGCAGCGGCATTCCAGGTAGCGGCCTTGCGTGCATAGGCCGGTGAGCCGCCGGTCACTTCGCCGCCGGAACCCGAACCCACAACGTCAGTGTGCAGGCTGTAGAAGGTGATGAGCGACGCCAGATGATCGAGCATCGCGTTGAGAGCCGTGGATGAGAGCCCCACGTCAGGAGTCCTTTCTGGCCACTGCGGCCAACTCGCGCTCGATGTCGGCAGCGGTCCGCCCGTCACCGTCCGAACTCTTGTGCCCGGAAGCCCGGAACACCAGTTTGAGATTCAATCCCTGAAGCAGAGCGCGGACATTCTTACCGCCAACGGCGGCACTACTTGTCCGCGCCCCTACCTCAGACATCAGCCCTTACGAAGCGGCGGGCTGGAGGACGGCGAACGGATAGCCGCTGTCCAACGTCGGGTTGGTCAGGGTGATCGGGTTCGCCACCTGGAAGGCCACGCGCATCACGCAGCGCAGCGCCACCGAGTCCTGCTGCGCGAGGTTCAGGATCACCTTGCCGTCCGCGTCGGAGATCACGCTCTCCGTCAGCATCTTGTAGGTGATGTCCTGCCGCACGCCGAGGATGGCAGCGTTGGTGTCGCCTGCGATGAGAGTGGCGAGCGAGGAGTCCCACGCCCCGTTCGAGACGTAGCGGATGGGCTCCCCATACAGGGTGCCGGGAGTGCCGCCAACGAGGCTCGGGATGAAGATCGGGTTGTTGTTCCCGTCTCGCAGGCCACGCAGCGCTGAACGCAGCCGCCGCTTGGCCCAGAAGCCGGAGACGTCGAACCCGTCATCCTCCACCAGCGCCATCGTCTGATTGATGTCCTCCGCGAGGTCAACCGTCGAGTCGCCCTCGGTGTAGGTGTTCCCAGCAGCGATGGCGGCAGTGACGATGTCGTCCGGCCAGCCCGAGGGCTTGTCGAGGCCGAACAGCGCCGCCGCGTCGATCTTGGCACCGAATGCCTCGACCAGCCGCGGCTTGATCTCTGCCCAGAGATCGTAGTCGCTGTCGTCGAGGACTGCCTCGGGGATCGGGATGATCACGGCCAGTTCCCGAGCATCGAGGTACTTGTTGTCCCAGTTGACTTCACTGGTCTGCTTGAGACCAGTGTCTCCGTCCACCCAGTACGCCACGGGGAGAACCGACAGGACCGGGAGCCGCTGCTGGCCACGCGACATGGTCACGCGCCGGAACGACCCCAAGGCCACGCTCTCCTCGGGGAGGGACTGGATGATCTGACGCGAGACGTCCTCCGGGATGGTCGCTCCGGCGTCGGAGCGGTCGATCAGGGAGTCGTATACTTCTGGCAAGTTGCGGTTCCTTCCTTAGTGGCCAGCCTCACGGCGCAGCCACGAGTTCATGTCGGTCCCGCCCGCCGGGGTCTTGCCGCGCTGCCCGCCGCCAAAGTCCGGTGCCCCAGTCGGCTTGCCAAGGTACGGGTCCTTCTCGAGGACATCCTTGAGCAGACGCTCCAGATTCCGCGGAGTGCCATCTTCCTTGTAGTCGATCGCGGTTGCGTCGAGCAGTCGGAAGGCGACCTCCGGGTTACGGAAGCCCAGCCGGGTTGCGGTCTCAGCGACGCTGGCTCGGAGAGCCGACGTCCGGGACTGTTCGAGCAGATCCTTGTTCTGCTGCTCCAGCGCCGCCAGCCGGGACTTGACCTTCTCCTCTTCGGAGAGAGCCGCCTGCTTGCGGGCCTCTTCAGCAGCCTCTGCCGCCTTGATCTTGTCGCGGTACTGCTTGTTCTCGCGAAGCAGTTGCTCGACAGACGGACCCTGATCGCTTGAACCGCTCGCTGCTCCGTTCCCCGCCGGGGGAGTGGTGGCCGCACCCTGTGCGGTCGAGTCGGTGGCTCCCTGAGCCGTGGGCGCTGCGTCTCCCTGAGTCGCTGCGCCGCCCTGCGCGTCAGTCATGGGGTGAACTATACCTCCTGCTGTATACCCTCACGCTTACCCGGCGACTGATGCCGCGGGCACGGGGGGTTCTCCCTCCGCTGGTGGTGCTGGCGGGTACGGCACCGGGCCGGGCACGCCTTCCAACTTGGCGGCCTCGCGCCGCTTGGCGGCACGGGCGATGGCCTGCGGTGACATGCCGATGTACTCGAGCACTCCGTCGTCGTCGAGGACACCCTGCTGGCGCAACTTGATGGCGCCGTCCACGCGGCTGGATTCCTGTCGGGTTTCGGGGTCCATCCAGATGGTCTCAGCGGTGCGAAGAGTAGCACGCTTGTCGTTCATGGCCCGCAAGGACAGGCGCATGACTTCCTCCCAACCCTCGCCGAGGTAGATCTCTGCGCGCTTGACCTTGGCCACCAGCCCCGCCTCGCTGGACTTCAGGCTCTCGCCGCTGGGCGGGATAGCCTGCGGCTGGCCGAGCAGGTAGTGATACGGCATGCGGGCGATGCTGGAGACGGCTCCAACCTCGGACTCGATCATCATCTTGTACGGGGCAAGGTCCGTCGCCTCGAACTCGCCGAACTTCACCTCCGGTGGGTTGGGATTCTCGGGGTCCGCGGGCGGCACCATCCACAGGCGGTCAATGGCAGACTTGAACGGCTCGACGGGTTTGCCGGTGTCCGGGTCCACAGGGATGTCCATGCCGATGACCCAGCGCTGCCGGAAGGCGGCGAACTCTGCGGCTACCAGCGCGTCCGCCCGGTACTTGTTGATGGCGTCCTGATTGTTGATGACCGGAGCAATCTCGCTCTGTCCTTCCAGTCCAAGCCGCGGGCGGTTCGGCAACGTCACCAGCGGCACCTGCCCGATGGTGTTCTTCAACGGCCAGTCCTCACCGTCCACCACCATCGGCATCAGCCGCAGCCGGGCCGGAGCCACGTTGTCCTTGTTGGGCCAATCGTACTCCTTCATCGGCTTCTCGCTGATGAACTTGTAGATCTCTGTCGGGAGGTACAGGAATATGACCAGCCGGTTCTCGTCATCCAGCCAGCGCTTCAAGCCCGCCCGCCGTTCCCGGCGGTTGCGCGGGTCATGCTCGACGATGCAGTTGCGCGCATCCTCCACGGTGATCAGGGGTGGGCTCTTACGGCTGACCGCAGGCTCCACCAGGGCATAGGCCAAGCCCTTGATCAGCGCCTCCGTATGGGCGATCAGGCTCTGGCCGTCCATGTCGTTCTCTTGCCAGATGTCCCATAGGTCGTCGTCGCCGGTCTCATCCTTGAATCGGAAGCCTTGCACCTGCATGCGCTCCACGGTGCCGTCCACCACCAGCGCCATGAAGTTGCTGCTGAACGCGCGCAGCCGGGTGCCAAAGGCCGACCGGAACTTCTCGCTGGCGAAAGCCAACGGCTGGATGCCATCGTAGTACTCGGCATACCGCCGCATTACCGGGCCGCGGAGATCGAGCCGCTTGAGCAAGCGCAACAGCCACCACTCGGGCGACTGGGGCACAGGATCCCTCAGGTTGACGAGGGTCGGGCTGAACGGATCTGGCCCGTCGATCTCTGCCATTCCGGCGAACTATACCTCGCGCTAGAACCCTACCGCTTGCTGCGCCGCCTTCAACGGAGCGGGTGCCTCCTGCATCGCCATCGCCACCGCCATCACCGCCGCGATGGCCGCGTCATTCTTGCGGGCATCGGGTTTCTTCGGCTTGGCCACCTTCATGCCGCGCTCCGTCAGCACGGCGGTGGTGTTGCGGATGTGCTCGGCCAGAACCGGGTCGCCGTCATGGGAGATGCGGCGGGTTGTGATCAACTCGTACATCTGGGTGCTGGCGGGTCCCATGGTGCTGGCCCACTGCGGGAAGTCCACCATGTTGAGACCGTCTGCCTCTAGCATCTCGGCGCTCTCGCTGAAGGCCCAGCGGTCGAAGGCTGCCGCCGGGCCGCGGATCGGGATGCGGGTCTTGGGATTGCGCATCTGAGGCCGCGGGTATGTCTCCCGCTGTTGGCGCAGGTACTGCCGCATGGCCTCCGTGGACACCCGCCCTGTTCCCGGTTCGGGCGGGAAGATCTTCAGCCGCAGCACCACCCGGTCGCCCTGCCGCTGCGCCACCACGATGGCGCTGGAGTCGCTGGTCTGGCCCTTGTCGATGCCGATACCCACCGGCAGCGCCGGGTCGAGGAAGGATTCCGTGTCCAAGCAGGCTTCCCACGCACCCACCGGCAGCCATGCCTCCTCTACGTTCACCATCTGATTGGCGTGCAGGCGGCGGAACTGGAGCAGTTCACCCTTGGACTTCATGCTGTTGAACTCTTTGGTCAGCACCTTCAGGTCCTGCATCCAAGACGCCGGGTTGCAGGACCGCCACACTGCTGGGTCCTCGATGTCCGCATCGTCGGGCGCGCCGTACCAGTAGATCAGGGTGCCCGCGGGCTTGTTGCGGTAGATCCGCAGGCTGCCGCGAACCTCCAGTTCGCCTACGCCACTGAACATCGAGTTGTAGATCTGGCCAAGGATGCCTTCCCCAGCCACGCCCGCGGTGCTGATCCACAGCGTCAGCGGCTGGAGGCGTGCTCCGGTTCCTGTCACCAGCGCCGTGTACAGGTCCCCAGATTCGTGGGCATGCAACTCGTCCACGATGTTGCCGCTGGAGTTGAGCCCATGCTGGAGCCCTGCGTCGCTGGAGACGGTGCGCATGATGCCGCCGTTGCGCGGGCACTCGATCAGGTAGCGGTACACTTTCACGTAGTCCAGCAAGCGCTGGCTCTGCATGGCCATGCGGCGGCTCTGGCCCATCACGATGGTGGCCTGTTGGCGGGCCGCTGCTGCGGCGTAGATCTCTGGCTCTGCCTCCCCGTCCGCCACCAACAGGTACAGGCCCATGGCGGAAGCCATGGCGCTCTTGCCGTTCTTGCGGGGAAGGCCGAGGCCCACCTCGCTGTACACCCGCAGCCCGGTAGTCGGGTCCAACTCCAGCGCCTCCCACCAGAACTCGCGCTGCCAGTCCTCGAAGATCAGGGGCTGCCCGGCCCAGCGGCCCTTGGTATGGCGGATGTAGTTGGCGCAGAAGTCCGCGAAGTGTGGCCCGCCGCTCAACTCGTCCGGTATCACGTCCGGGCACCCGGCGTTAGGTTGGCTTGCGCGCGGACCTCAGCGCGGACTGAGGGAGCCACAGGGATCACTTCCCGGCGGCGCGGCGCAGGCTGGCGTTGATGTTCTCGTTGGCGTACAGCGCCGCCTGTTGCTTGCGGGCGGCTTCCGCGCTGGGATGGCAGCCCATCCGGGACCCGTCCGTCTCCTTGACCACGGCCCACGGCTTGGAATCCGGGCAGCCATGACCCTTGCTCACGGTGTACGGCATTACTCCTCCTCCGCCCCGCCCACCATGGCGCGCAGTCGGGGCGGGGGACCGATGTCGTCCTCGATGGACTGCCCGCCCGCCTTCATCTTCATGCCGAGCCGGGCGCGGCCCCACGGCGACAGCGGCAACACGTCCGCCAGCGCCCGGAACTCCTTCCAACTGTTGCGCTCGATCTGGATCAGCCGGTTCTCCACGCGCCCTTGCGGGGTGCGCTCGGTCAGGCCGTTGTTGCGGCGGGACTTCTCCATCTCCATCTTGTTCAGCATCCGGCTGTCCCGCGCTCGACCCCAGAACACCGCCGCCGCCTCCACCACGCCCGCGTCTGCATGGTCGAGCATGTCGGCCTTCAGCAGGTCCTCCACGATGTAGTTCCAGCACTCCAGCATGTTGTTGGTCATGTACGGCGGCGGATCTGGCCGTTCGCGGCCACCCACGATGAGCGGCATGGCCCGTCCAGCCTCACCGCGGGCGCGGCGCTTCTCGGCGGGGATGACCTTGGGTCCGGTTGTCAATCGTCATCCTCCGTATCCCAGTTGATGAGCACGTAAGCCAGCAGCCCCAAGAAGATCCATCCGGCCACCAGCAATTGCCAGTTCATGCGTTGCGGCGTCCTAGCAACTCGCGCAGGTCATCGAGGTATACGTGCCCATCGGGGGTAAGGGCCGGGCGGCGGCCACGCTCCAGGGCGATCCCAAGTGCGTCGGCGCAGGGCTCGCACATTGGCACATTCTTGGTGGTAGGGAAGTCTGCTTGCAGGACATTCAGGCGCACCAACCCCTTGGCTTTGTCTTTGCACAGCATCACCTGGCAGGCGGTCACAGGTCGTGCACCCGCGCAATCTTGGCCCGAGCATCCACGATGGGCCGTGAAGGGGTCGGGAATGATCCATTGTGCGCACGCTGC